TTATGGACTATTGCGTGGTGTTTTCCATGGAGAATCGCCCCCTTTAATCTGCCAGCTTGGTGTATTTCACCGTAATACAGGCATCCTTGTATCCGGAAAAATCTGGGTCAAATGTGACAATCTGAGTTGCTCCGGCCCCATCTGCGCCAATTAAAATTACAGAGTTCCAGTTCGGACCAGACCCTGCGTGGTAAGGCATGGATATGTTCACTCCTGAGTCGGAAGTGCATTGCCCGGTTACGGACACGATTTTATCAACAACGTTATTCGACTGGAAACTGGCCCGTTTTACGGCATTGCCGGGTAAATTTCCCATGTTTATCGTTTTCACGTAAACGGGCTTGCCGAGATACCGCTCGGTGGTGCGGTATTCTACGCCCAGTTCCATAGGAGGGTGATCCCACCCCCCAAAAAGCTTACCAGTTTTAGGGTCGTATTTATTACAAATCGCTAATTGCTCTGCTACAGGAGGTATGTTATTTAGTGTGTATGTGCCATCTGCTTGTTTGTAGACAAACGTCTGTTGTGTACCTACCTCCAGCTTTGCACCAATAAGGGTTTCACCCGGGCCGATCCATCGCCACGCACTGCTAGTACCAAAAAAGGCAAGAATGTCTGTGGAATCTGTCCAGCCGGAAGCTGTTTTTGTGGCTGTGACAAACGATTGTGTACCACCAGTGTTAATTTTAAGCACACTACACGTCATTTGCAGTCCATTGAACTGCGCCGCGTTTTCCAAAAACTGTGAGATGGTGCAACTTGCTCCGCCTGCTAGACTTTCCATCCCGTATGGTGATGCTGGGCGTAAGTTGTTTTGTTTGTTGCCGTTAGAACTAAGCACCCGCCATCCATCGCAAATATAGCGATTTACTGGAACACCAGACCAACCAGACGGATACAACTGCCAAATCTGAAATAAAGGATTGATAAAAAGGTTCGGCTTTGGAATGGCATTCAATTCGTTTGTAGACGCGGCCCCGATACTTTCCGGCGTGATCGGGTCCGCGCCGCCCTTGGCGTGCTGGCCTGCGTGGACGGTCGGAGCCTTGTTAGCCAAAGTTATAAGGATCGCTTTTACCGCGTCGTCGAGCTTGTCCCAGTTATCATTCAAGGCCTGCTTGATATTAAAGGTCTGGGCGCCGTCGGTGCTTGGGTCATACTTAAACAGCGCCAGTTTGTCAGTTGTCGTACTCATAGACTACCTCCTAAAACGCGAAATTGCCCAGCGGCTGGGTCTCCAGCGTGCTGATGGTCATGACCTCATGGATGTCCCGGATCAGCAGGTACTTGATAGCATACTCCGCCGCCAGATGTGCGGGAATGACGAGGCGGACGGCTGCCTTGAGCGCATCCAGATCCGCCGGGACACCGTAGGCGCCCACGAACTGAAGACGGATCTTGCCGCCGGGGAAGCTGACCACCACCTCGCCGTTTTTCCACGCGTCACACACCGCCTGTACCTGCTCAATGGTCAGCTTTCCGCCGGAGCGCCACTTGGACTTGAGGGCGGTTCTCCGTTCCTCCGGCGTGGCCCCCGGCGCTGGGGTGATGCCCACAAGGCGCTCCTCTGTCTCCAGATTCCACGTTACAGCGTCCAGAGAGATCTGCGGGGGTACGGATGCTGCCTCAGTCTCCAGCGCCGCCAGAACGCCCTCAATGGCTCCAGAGAGGGCCTTGACCGTGGGGTCTCCACGGTACTGCCGAGGAAGATTATCCAGCATAGGTGACCGTCACCTCCCCAAGTACTGCCACCTTGCGGTCGGCAATGGCAATATTGGCCGTGCCGCCGTTGACGGTGAGATTGGCGAAATCCTCCACGCCGGGCGCCGACAGGATCGCCGCCGCGATCTGCGCATAGCTCACATAATCCTGCCGGAAGGCGATGCTGGTCAAATAGGCTGTCACGGCGTCCTTCACCGCCTGTGTCACCTCCGTCTGGACAGAACCGGGCAGGGCGGTCACCTGTAGGCTGATGGGCAGGTAGAAGCCCGTGGCGGCGCTGACGTAGCAGTACGCCCCGATGGGGGCCTCGCCCTTGCCCAGCCCCTGGCTGTCCGGATCGATGTGATCCTGCACCGCCTTGACCAGCGTGGAACTGGCAGGCTTGCCGGAGGTGTCCACGATCACCACGTCCACGGTGTTGTCCCCGTGTCCAAGAGGATAGATCTGGACAGCGCCCACGCCGGACACCTCCAGCGCCCAGCTGCGGTAGTGGTACACGTTGCCGCTGGTGGGCGGCGTCTGAATGCGTTCCAGAAAACGGGCGTAATAGGCCGCGTCCGTCTCCGCATCGTACCCGTCATGGGTTGTGTCCGAATTGGACACACTGACGATCCCCGCCAGCTGCACCGGCATCATGGTCACGCTTCCGGCGGGGAGATTGCCCAGAGTCCCGGCGGTCGTGCATCGGATTGCCACCGTGCCGCTGTCCGTAATGTCCACGGTCTCTGTCGCCTCAAACTGGATGCCGCCCTCGCTCTCAAAGAGATCCCCGGCTGTGATGGTACCGGTGCCGGTCACGGTCAGCACGCCCACCGCCTTCGTCGCGGCGTTGCGCACCTGGCCCGTGCGGGGATAGATGTAGGCGTCCAGGTCGTCCCCGGTCAGGTTGTCCGGGTCCAGCATCGCCTTGATGTGGGCCAGCAGCTCCTCCGTGCCGCCCATCCGGATGGCAGCCGCCGCCAAAATATCATAGATGGGAAACCCCACAGTCTTTTGATAGCTGTCCGGCACCGCCGCCAGCATAGTTTCCAAAATATCAGACATCGGTCGTCACCTCCACAGTCTCGCCGTTATGCAGGACGGCGGTAAATTCCACATGGCAGGCCCGCCCCCGGCGGCTCACCGTCAGATCCCGGATGGCCCGCACCGCCGGGCAGTAGGACGCAGTCTCCCGCACATTCCGCTCGATCTCGGCGGACGCCAGCCCGCTGGGCAGGTGCTGCCCCAGCAGGGAGCGGTCAACGCCCAGCTTGACCTCGTTGTCCGTCGTATAAATGGGCACCCGGTCGATCTGCTGCCGGAGCATCAGGTCAAACCACTGCTGTACAGCCGCCCGGCCGCTCCGCTCCACCAGGGCGCCGTCCTTCAGCAAAAACCGCTCCGCCGCACTGTCAAATGCCGGGACCCGGCCTATGCTGTCCGCTGTCTGGGCGGGCACATTGGTCGGGATGTCCGGAAACATAGTTGCCATAGTATCACCTCACGGGGATGGCCCAGGCGGTGCCGCCCAGCCGTCCCAGAATCACCACGGTCTTGCCCATCAGGCCGCAGACCACCTCGTCGCCGGTCTTCCACTTCTCCAGGTACAGGTGGCCGTTGTCCTTGTCCCGGTAAAAGCCCTGGGCCGCCACCACACAGTTGAGCTCCATGGGCGGGGCCATCACCTCCCCGTCGCACAGGGAGACGGTCAAGGGGGAGATCTTGACCACCGTCCCGCGCAGAAGGGCAGGGGAGGGGGGTACACGCCCGCTCCGCCGAATTTCTTTTGCAAGCTCATAATCCCAGCTCATAGATCCTCCTATACGGTCACGGTGTCGGCGCTTCCCGCCGCCCGTGGCTGCTTGTCGGTCCGCACGGTCACGCTCATCAGGTGCTCCGCGCCGTACCGGTGGGTCACGCCGGTGATGCGCATGGGGCCGGATACGTCATAGCGGTTTGGCACAAATTGCACCAGCGCACCGCTGACTGCCGCGTCGTCCCCCCAGAGATCCTCCACCGTCCGCTCCTTCGTAATTTTGTCCTGCTGCTGCAAAAGGTTCTTCACCCGCTGCCGCGCCTGAGCGGTGTTCTCATCCCCGCTCAGGCTTTCCACCTGCTGCAAAAGTCCATACTTGGCAATGCTGGCAGCGTTGGACGCCCTGCCCAGCACCCGCCCGGCGTCTCCGTCCTTATCCACCAGCACCACGCTGTTGACCAGATCCTCCATGCTGTCGCTGCCGCTGATAGTACCCTTGGCCAGCGTCACATCGAAGGCCCCCAGGCTGGCCGCCGGCTTGTGGTAGAGCGTCACAGCCGTCTGGGGCAGGGGATAGACCTGCAAGGCTCCCTCCCGCACCCGCCGGATGTAGGTCTTGCCGGTCTCCGCCGTGCAGATGTCCAGGATGTCCTCCAGGATGCTCTCCGGCGTCTCGCCCCACCACACCTTGGAGATACGGGTGGGCGGAAGCTCCACCCGCCCCGCTTTGATGCCGGCTTTGGCACACATCCGGGCCACGGCGTCCGGCGCCGCCGCCCGGTCCAGCTGCAAAATGATCTGGCTGCGGCTCAGATACCAGCCCGGGTCGTTGGCCCGGACGCTGCCGTCCTGCCCGACCTCCAGAATCACCCCGGAGAACACCTCCGCGCCGCCGTTGACGATGCGGAGCTTGTCTCCCGGCGCGATGTTGTACCAGTGGGCGTACTTGTCGTTCAGGTTGTTCCGCAGTGCCGTGAAGCTTACCTCCACGCTCAGCGCGTCCAGCTCGTCCCGCAGCTCCACGGAGGCGGTGGCCGCCGTGATGTCCCGGCACGTGCTGCCCTGATATAAAATGACGCGGTGATCGTCTACGCTCCGCCCCATCACTTCACCCCCGAAATAAAGCGGTACTCCCGCAGCTCCAGCGTGTAGGCGATGTCGCCGTTGCGCTGTACCTGCCAGGAGAAGGAATCCACCGTGCAGGCGGAATTGAGCCGGCAAATGCCGTCCCCGTCCAGCAAAATCACCCGGAAGGGCAGTTTGCGGGGCCGGTTGCGCTCGAAGAAGCTGACATACTGCCAGCCATCCTCCAGCGCCTCCGGCGGCATGAAGCTGTGCCGCCGGCCGACAGGGAAGAAGCCGGAAATGCTCATGGACCACAGCCCCATGGTGCCGATGGTGTTGTAGTCCCGGCTCAGCCCCTGAAAAGTGCCGTTGTTCTGCTCATACTGGGGGCCGATGCCCGCCGGTACCGCCGGGAACACGATATACTCCTCATTGTTGTTGATGCTCATGATAAGCTTGTACATAGGTCACCTCACGTATTGCGCAGCGCCCGCAGCAGCCGCTGGGCCACCACGTTGCCCATGTAGTCCGCATAGGCCTCGTCGCCGATCATGTTGCCCTGCACGGTCACGTAGACATTGACCGTCTGACCGCCAGCCATCCGCTGGGATACGTCGTGAGGGATGATCTGGGTACCGCCGGGCAGGTTGACGATCTCGCCGCCCCGCTCGTTGATGCGGGTCCAGCCGCCGGGGAAGTAGCTGGTGCCGGTGGCGTGGCCGCCGAAGCCCCAGTTGATGCCGGAGAACTGCTTGTCGATCCAGCCGGAGATCCCGCTCTTGGCCTTGGTATACAGCGATCCCAGAATGGGGACCTTGCTGATCTTATCGTCCAGCCAGCTGAGCTTGTCGCCGAACCAGCCAAAAAAGCTGCTGATAGCCGACTTGGCCGCGTTGAACGTGCCCACAATGCTCTCCTTGGTGGCGGCGAAGCCCTCAGTAAACTGTGCCCAGAGGCCCTGGAAATAGGCCTTGACCTTGTCCCAGTTGGCAATCAGCAGGGCACCGGCGGCAATGGCACCCCCGATGAGCAGAACGACCGGGTTGGCCGCCACCAGCGTGGCCAACGTGCTCCCAAACAGCATGACCGTCTTAATGAGACCGAAAACCTGGCTTGTGAACTGCACCACCTTGACCATAGCAAACGCGCTCCCAAGCCCCACGATCCACCGCTTGATGGTGTCTCCGTGCTCGGTGACCCACGAAAACGCCTTCCCGGCGTACTCCACCGCCTTGCCCAAGCCATCCGTGAATTTCTGGGCGATCCGGTCAATGGTGCCGTCCTGCTGCCACTGCTGGAATCGCTCCGCCAGCAGCGAGACCTTGCCCTTGAGCAGGTCCAGTGCGCTGCCGGCCTTGATACTGCCGTCGGTGCTGATGCCGACAATGGTGGCCAGAGCGCTCTTGGCCACGCCCGTCACCGTGGACCACAGGCCCCGCATGGTGGTGGCCTGCTTCTCCATGCCGCCGGAGAAGCGATCCTCCATCAGGGCGATCATGGCCTCGTTGAATTTCTCTTGATTGACGATCTGGCCGGAGTTGTTGGCGATCTGCACCCCGGAGAACATCTTCTCGCCCTGCTCCAGGATCTTGGCCTTGGTGATGCCGAACTCCTTCAGCCGCTCCAGCTCGCCGGTCTGGGCGTCGATCAGGGCCTCCACCGCCTGGTCAAAGCTCTTGTTGGTGGCAGCCGCCATGTCACCGGCACGGGTCAGCCAGGTGTCGGCGCTCATGCCCATGGCCTCAAACTTGGCGGCGCCCTCCACCAGCTCGCCGCCCTCAAAGGGCGTCCGGTTGGCAAGGTTGATGGCATTCTGCATGATCTGGCTGGCCTTCTGCGTGTCCTTGGTGGCGGTCTCCAGCTGGAGCCGGTAGCCCTCCAGGTCCATGGCCTCGCTCAAGCCTGTCTTTGCCGCAAGTCCGGCCACGGCTGTGGCCGTCACAGCTCCCCACTTGACCGTCTTTTTGACCACCCCGCCGATGGCGCTTTCTGCCTTCTTCCCGAAGTTCACCACGCTCCGGGTGGCGCTGACCATCTCCTTGGAGACGCCCTTTGTATTCTTGGCAGCCTTTACCAGCCCGCCGCTCATGTTGTCCTTCAGGTTCAGAATGGTCTGGATCACCTTAGCCACGTTTTTCACCTCCTGTCAGGCTCTGGGCGATGGCTGCCGCCGTCAGCGCCACCTGCTCGTCAAAGTACAATGCCCGCGCCCCCATCAGAAACCCGATCTCCGTGGGGCTTGCCGCCGCCAGAGCGTCCAGAGGGACGCCCCTGGCGGCGTAAAACGCGAATAGGCTCAAAATGGGGTCGCGGGCGATCAGTTTTTTACCGTCTCAGCGGCGTTTTCGGCGCTTTCCTCGCTCCCGGCGCTGTCGCCGGGAAGCAGGCCCAGGAATTGCAGCGCCTGCCCGCCCAGCTTGTCCTGCTCCATCAGAGAAAACAGGGCGTCCACGGTGCGCATGGGGTCCTCCGCCGTGCCGATCTCCCGCTGCAGCTCCCGGTCCTGCAGCTGGGGACACACGGCGTACAGGGCATGGTTGCCGCACTGGAGGGCGGCTGCGGCGTCCTGTGCCGCTGCCAGCTCGCCGTAAAGCTCCAAAACCGCCTTCTTGGGCGGCATTTTGGCTTCCAGCGTCCGGTCGCTGTCCGGGATGCGCAGTTCTCCGATCTTCAGCTTATCGGCCTCCCGCTGCTCCCGGCGGGCCACCAGCTCCTCAAATAAGATGCGCTTGCTCATTCCACTGCCTCCAGATTGGTCCATGTCTCCGCCTTAAAGGGCAGCTCCCGCTCCACGGCCTTCTTCGCCTCGATGTTGGCCAACGCCACCTCCGTAAATACCACGCCGCCGATGCTCCACCGCTCGGACTGCTTGGTCACGGGATTGCGCAGGGAGGTCATCAGCACGATGTCCGGCATGATGCCGGTGCGGTACCCCTCCAAAATGGCCAACTCCAACTGGCTGTCGCACTTCATGTCGGTGATCGTCCCCTCAATGCTGTAGCCGTTGTAGATGGGGTAGGTGCCGTACTCCCCGCAGAAATTCTGATCCTCAAAATCGCCGGTCACCTTGACCTCGATCTTGGTGGCCAGCGCGTCCCGCTGACCGTTGATATATGCCTCGGAGCAGCTCCCGTGGAGCTGCTTGGCCTGCTTGCTCATATCCCCGCCTCCTTACTGTAGGGTCACTACGAATTCCAGGTTCACCATGGACCCCAGGATCTTCACGTCGCCGGAAAGGTACACGTTGCGCTTGAACGGATTGGACCGCACGGTGGCGTCGTCCCAGCTCTCCGCCTCAGCCTTGCCGGAGCCGACCCATGCAGACCGCTGCGCCGCCACGTCAATGCTGGCGCGGTTGGCGTGCTCCGGGTCCAGGATGTCCTGCTGTGCCAGCTGCAAAAAATAGTAGTTGATGGCGGAGATCAGCAGCATCTGGTTGTTGAGACTGTTGCGGTAGTTGCCAAGATACTCGTCCCGGAACGCCTTGGTGATGTCGTCCCGCATCATGTCCATGGCCTCCACCGTCTCGATGTACTTCATGTCCTCCGTCAGGGTGGAGCCGTTGGTGGTGGTCAGGGAGTTGACGTCTACGCCCACGTGGACCTCAAGATCGTCGTTGACCAGCAAAAACTGCCCGTTGCCCACGGCGGCGTCCGGGTCCTCCGGCACCGTGACCTCCTTGAGGTTGGCGCACAGGTAGTTGGTGGCGCCCCGGCTCACGTTGCAGGCAGCCAGCAGACCCACCAGCGACGGGGTGTACTTCTCGCCGGTCACCTCGCCCCGGCTGTCCGTAAAGGTCACCTTATCGTTATACAGGTTGACCACGTGCATGCAGTCCGGCGCCGCCGCCTTGAAAACCACTGCCTTCCAGCTCTTGGCTTCCTTCTCCCGTGCCTTGATCCAGCTCACCAGAGCTGTCCAGTCGGCGCTGGTGCCGCCTGCCACAGTGATCCACCCGGTCTTCTCGTGGGCGGTCACCAGTGCCAGCGCGTCTGCCAGCGTCCCGTCCGCGCCCACATTGGCCACGCCGCAGCGCAGCGGGCCGAAGGTCATGCAGTCCGTGATATACTGCTTGTTCGCCGCCGTGTACGGCGCGTTTTCCAGCTCCGTGATGTCCGTGTAGGTGGCGTATCCGTTGCCGCCTGCGGTAGCATCCCGCACGATCAGCACCGCCACGCCCCGCTCAGACCGCTGAATGAAGCTGGTTGCCAGCTGCTTGAATGTAATATTGATTTTCGGCAGAGTTACAGCCATCAGATGTTTCCCTCCTCGTTGTAAATCAGATTTTCCATAGGTTCTCCCTCCTGCTCCGGGATGTCCTCGCTCCAGCGCAGGTCAATGGTGGCCACCATCACGCCGTCCGTCACCGTGAAGCTGACCCCCTCGTCAATGCCCAGATAGGTGTCTCCCACGGTAATGCCGTCCAGAAATGCCGCTCCCACCGCCTGCCGCACCGCCAGATTCTCCATCTTCGGGCGGTAGCGGTCAGCGGCGAAAAAATAGAGCCGGAAAGTGGCTGTTTTCTCCTGTCCGGAATGCAATAGCCGGGCCTGTGTGCCAGGCTCCAGCTCCACCTTGGCGCTGGGGCGCACGATGGGGGAGGGGACATCCTCCGCCACCAGCTCCGGCAGGATCTCCGCGGCGTTTCCCGCCGCTTTCAGCGCCTGCCGGTAGAGATCGCACACCGCCCGGTTTAAGTCCTTCAGGTCGATCATAGCTCTTTTACCACCTCGTCCAGCATCTCGTCGATGTCCGCCAGAAACTCCGGCTGAAAGTCCTTGCCGGCTACCTCAAAAATGTGCATCCCCGGCACAAAGCCCAGCTCCCGCCCGTCGTGGGACACCATCCGGTGTCCGTCCTCGATCAGGTGGGCGTGGGGGGCGGTGGAATAGACGCGCACCGCCTGTGCGCCGTCGTACTCGTACACCTTGCCCCGCTTGATGCTCTTCTTGTAGTTCCCGGTCCTGACCTTCACCCGCCGGGCCTCCTGCTTCGTCCGGCGCAGCAGTTTGCTGCCCTCTTTTCGCATAAATTTCTTCTGCGTCTTGGGGGCGTCTCTGGCCGCCTGTGCCAGCTCCCGGGCGTATGCGTCCAGCTCCCGGGTGTCAAAAACTGCGGATGCCATCTTCCACCACCAGCCTTAAAAAGACCTCCATCCAGCCGCCCCGGTAGTAGATGGGGTACCCGTACTGCACATCGTAGTACTGCCCCCGATAAAGGATCCGCGTGTCCGGCGACAGAATGGGCAGGGAAGTCCGGCGAATGGTCATCTTATGGGTGACCACCGCTCGCTCCATGTCGCCCTCCAGCGTATCCCGGCGGCCGCTCGTGGGAACGATCTTTGCCCAGAGCTTCCAGGGCGGGTCGTAGGAGCCGTAGCTGTACGTGGTCTCGCCCAGATCATTGGTCCCCTTCTTCCGCTCCAGCAGCTCCACCCGGCACCGCAGGTCTCCCGCATTGATCGCCATAGGCCCCTCCTTATGCGCCGGTGCCTGTGGTGTCCGATTCGGACACCACAGGCTCGGAAAGCTTCAGTTGGTTCATGATCCGGCGGAACGCGGGGTTATCGGCCACGATGGTACCGGCAAATACTGTCTCGCGCTGGTCGTAGGAATCAAGCACCAGATAGTTGACAGCCAGATCGTACTGGGCACGCCTGGGCGTCCCTTCCTTCGGCTCGCTGACACCGGCCTGCTCCATATAGGCAACAGCGGCGGCATACAGCGATTCCAGCAGAACCGACTCTCCGGCGTCCAGTTCATCGATGCGGCAATACGCCAGCAGCGCCGTCTTGCGCGCGTCCGTCAGCACCATGATTACTCCTCCTTGTTTTCCTCCGGCTCCTGGATAAAGAGGCGATCCACCCAGCCGGTGCGCTCCCCGGTGTGCACCAGAGCCCAGCCGGGCACCTCGGCGCCGTGGGGCAGATACAGGACCGTCAGCAGCGTGCCGTTTTCCAGCACTTCCGCAACGGGATAGCTGTGCCCGGGGCCGATTCGAAGGTTCAGGCCGCCTTCAGCATTGACTGCCACGATGTCCCCGGAGATTCCGGACGATGCCGGATCCCCCAGGTCAATACCCGTCTGGACGGGCTGAGACTGCTCCTGAGTATCCTGAGCGGCCTGCGGCTCCTGGCCCGTCTGAGCGGCCTGCGGCTCCTGGCCCGTCTGAGCGGCCTGCGGCTCCTGGCCCGTCTGAGCGGCCTGGGGCGGCTCCTGTACCTCCTGAATGGTCTGCAGGGCATCCTGAGCCGGCTTCTTGGCCGGCTTCTGGGTATGCTCCGTTTTCTTCTTACCCATCATGACACCTCACGATCAGCCGGCGGCCTGCACGGCCGCAGTATCGATGTAGCCGTTGATAAAGGCGTCCTCGTCCCACTTGGTGCAGTCATCCCGCAGGGAGCCGCGCCACAGGATCAGGTCCTGCTCAAAGGCGTTCAGGGTGCCCACGCTGGCCGTGTCGCTGAGCTTCACGGAGAAGGAGCGGCGGTCCCAGTACACAACGCCCTCGTTCAGGTCGCCGATGACCATGGGCACCTTGGTGCCGGTGGTGGGGACCGTATCGTTGTCATAGGTCTTGACGGGCAGGACATAAGGGCCGACGCACAGCTGCAGCTGCTTGGGTTCGGCGGGATTGGGCGTCAGCAGATAGCGGCCGTTCTGGTCCTTCAGGGTACCCAGCCAGAGCAGGCCGTCATCGTTGGTAATGAGCTTGCTGGTAGCCCGGAACTCGGAGCCCAGGCCCACCCAGGCCTTCAGGATGCCGTCCAGGTCCTTCAGGTCCGTGGCTGCCTTGGCGTTGATAACCGCCAGGATCTCTTTGTTGGCAGTCACGCGGGCCTCATCGCCCAGCCACTCCTGGGCCAGCATCGCGATGTCGGCGTCGCTGTCCTCATACAGCTCGGCGGTCACAGGCAGATAACCGCCCCGCTTTTCGATCTCATAGCTCAGTGTCTCGAACTGCGGCGTAGCCACCTTGCCGTACTTGGCTGCCTCAGCCACGGTGGCAAAGCCGGTGTGCTGGCTGCGCTTCTTGAAGGTGCGGCGGCCGCTCTTGTTCTTCACCTTGACGATGCGGACCTCGCCCAGCAGGCTCTCCTTGCTGTCGCGGCGATCAATGATTGCGGTCACAATGTCCTCCGGCACGGCATAGCCGCCGTCAGCGTTCACGCCTTCCTGCATCATGTCGCCTGCGGCCTTCTGGGTGGGGAACCCAGCCCGGGCAGCCGCCGCGAAGGCCTTCACAGCCTTCTGGTAGCCGGTCTCCTCCGCGCCGCTGCCCAGAGCGCCGCCCTTCAGGCTGCCCTCGGTGGCAGGATCACAGCCGCCGAAGGATTTCTCCTCCTGAGCGATCAACGCATCCACCGCCTCGATCTGGCTGTTGAGTTTGTCCACCTCAGCCATCTTGGCGGTGTAGTCCTCGGTCTGGCCGTCCTTCATCAGGATGGCCTTGGCCTCATCCAGCAGGCCCTTGCGGGTGTTCATCAGGTCGTACTTCTTCTGCTTCAGGTTCATGGTCTTCTTACCTCCAAATCAAAATCGTTTTTCTTCCAGCGCGATCAGCGCCAGGGCTTTCTGTACTTCAGGGTCATCCTCGGGCGCAGGCGGCTGGGGCTTGTTGTCCTCACCGCCGTATTTTTTTACAACGCCAGCATGAGGCTGGGCAGGCACCGCCACAAAGGACAGCTCATACGCGTCCTCTGGCTGGCTCAGCTCCACCACGCACTGCTTGCCGTCATACTCACGCCCGCGCCGGTGTTCGCAAAAAACCTTTGTCTTGTCGGCGCCGCAGATAGAACAGGTAGCCTTGCCCATGGCACAGCCAACGGACACCTCCCGCAGGATGCCGCCCTCGACGGCTGCAATGGTCGCCGCCGTCTGGTCGTTCCGCAGCATATAGGCGAACAGCACAAGCACCGTCGTACCGCTCATCTTCTCCACCGCCGCGTCATAGATGCGGGCGGTCTGCATGGAGCTGCTCCACATATGGTCTGCGATGACGGTCTTGCCGACAAACAGCTTGGCGAGGCCATCCAGGGCATCCGCCGTGAACCGCTCGAAGTCCCGGTCCACCTGATCGTCCGCCGCGCGGATACGGAAGGCGAAAACATCCTCCGCCTTCAGCTCCACCAGCGCCTGGGCGTTGATCTTCGCCATGTCCGGCGAAAAAGACGCCGCCTTCTCTACAAGGGCAAATTTCTTCAGATCATCCATTGTTGTTTCCTCCAGTTCCTGCTTTTGCCCGGCTCAGCTCCGCCCATACCGAAAGCGGAACGTAATTCAGGCTTGCGTATCGTTCGTCGCCGCCGGGTACCGGGGGCATATCCTCCAGGGCCAAAATGTCGTTGACACTGAACACACCGGCCTCTCGCATGGCCCGGTACCACTCCTTCCGGCTGGCCGTATCGCCCCGGAGCTCCGCCATCATGTTCCGCTGGAGCCACAGGCCCCGCTTCCGCTCTGAGACGGTCAGCAGCTTTCTGGAATCCTCTTCCTCATACTGCGTCACAGCCGGCTGCAGCGTATACTTCACGAAGTCCAGGCTGTTCATCTCGTTACTGGCGTAGCTCTCCTTGCCGGAATACAGGAGGTTCAGGGGCACACCGGTGAAACGGGCGATGTCCGCCACCGTCACGTTCTTGCTCTGCACAAACTGAGCGTCGGTATTGCTCATGCTCAGAGCCTTGAACTTCAGGCTATTGTCCAGGACTGCCACCCGGAAAGCGTTGCCAGCCCCGCTGTGCACGCGCTCCCACTCCCGCCGGATGGTGTCCTTGTAACTGATTTTCCGACCGTCTCCAAGGTCAATGTCCGGCTTGCGGCTCAGATCCGAGTCCGTCTCCAGCACACCGGCAGGATGCCCGCCGTTGACGTAGACAGACTCCTCGTACGCATCCATAACAGCGGATACGTTCAGCACCCGTGCCGCATAGGTCAGAAGACTCACGCTGTCCACGCCGTTGGTGGTAAAGCCCTTGTAGTGCAGGATGTCCGAGGGGTCCAGCTTATACAGCTGCCCGCTTTTGGGGTCCTGTGCGATGTACCAGAGCTTTCCGGAGCCGGGCTCGATGTATGGGCTGCAGCTTCCGGGCGGCAGGGGGATCAGCTCCACAGGCCAGCCGCTTCTGGCATCCCGGTAGATCCAAACGTAGCTCTTTCCCAGCACGATCCGCTGATACTCCACCAGCTTCTTGTACACAAAGGGCGTCATCGCCTCGTTGGGCCGCTCCCAGAGAACAGGCCCCAGATAGTGGTCGTCCATGTCCTGCTTGCTTACCAGATCCTTGACCTTTACCGGCAGCTTGCCGATGGAGTCGGAGCGGATATCCACCGCCCGGTAGAACGCGGAGATCTTCAGGGCCTCATCCGGCGTGGGAGGGCTGTCCCGGCTCCCGCGGCTCTCGCCGAATACCGTCCGCCAGGTCAGCACGCCCTGGTCCTCAAGGCTCGCGCCTTTCCTGGCAAACCGCTTGTAAGAGATCAAGCGTCCTCACCGTCCTTTCCGGCCCGCTCCGCCAGCCAGCTGGTAGCCAGGCAGAAACCGCCCGCCGTCACCATGCCCGCCCCCGGGCAGGCCCACAGGGCCACGCCAACGGACACCAGAGCCGCGCCCAGGAAAAACAGCACATCCACCGCCTGAGGGCGCCGCCATTTTCGTTTCTCTTTCATAAATCCTCCCGTACTCACATAGAGAATTTTCCGCTTTCAATCACGTCCGCAAGATCCTCCGGCTGATTCCTGACGATCATCCACACCGCCACCACGATGATAGAAGCCACCGTGGGATCGATACGTCCGATGGATCTGTGCTTCTGGGGTCTGATGTTTCCGTTGCAGTCCTCATAGCACCGCACATTTCCAAAGGTCCAGCGGAAGCAGGTGTTGTGAACGTGGAGCAGCTGATGGTTAGCCATCAGCGTGTCGGTCTCCTTCATAGCCGGGCTCATGTTTTTCAGATCCTGTGGGATCTCGATAACATTCACGTGCGGTGTCAGCCGCTGGGTGATGGTCCGGCTCAGATAGGGGTCAAAGCCTACCTGTTTCAGGTCGTAGATCTCTGCCGCCTCCTTGATGGTGTTTTCCACATCGTCGTAGTCGATGGTATCGCCATCGCAGAGCCGAAGGAAGCCGGCACGGGCCCAGTCTCGGTATGGGACGTGATCCCGTTTCTCCGCTTCCAGGACTGTACCGCCCGGGCGCCAGATGGTGGGCAGCAGCACCGCCGTGTCAAGCCCAGGCTGAGGCGGGAACAGCAGAACAAACGCCGTCATATCCCGGCTGGTAGAGAGGTCGACGCCGCCGTAGCAGATCTTCCCGCGAAGCTGTTTCAGGAATTCCTCCCGCTCCGCCTTCTTACTGGGTCCCCACTGGCACTTGTCGTACAGTGTCAGGGATATCCAGCTCACCGACTTGGTGGAGATCCACTGGTTCAGACGGAGCCAGCGGAACAGTTTCTCATCCGCTTCCTTCAGCTTGGCGCTCCTGGCTTCCAGCCGGAGCGTCCGAAGCTTCAGATGCTTGCCAAGAGACGGGTTGCACAAATACCACAGGTTCTCGTCCCAGATGTCGATTTTATCCAGGTCGTCCGGATCGTCGCCGAAGATGGCTGTCAGACCGTAGAGCACCGGCATCCAGTTGGGCATATCCTGCTCCAGCAGGTCTTCTTCCGCCGCTGCCAGGTCCTCGTCCTCCACGTGGCGGAGGGAGAGCACCTGGCGAACGTTGCCGCCCTCTTCCCGGATGCGCCGGAGCTGCCGGGCATCCCGGATGGCCACGGCCTGCTGGTGGATCTCCCAGCCGATGGATTTGCGGTCAGGGTCGTCACCGGCCGTGGTCAGCACGATCCATACCGGCTGCTTCCGGCCGGAGCCTGCGCCGAAGGTCATAACGTCCCACAGTTCCCGGTTTGGCTGCGCATGCAGCTCGTCGAAGATCACACAGCTTGGCTTGTAGCCGTGCTTGGAAAAAGCCTCGCTGGACAGGACGATCATTTTGCCGACGGTGATCCACTTGTATCCGCCGTTTCCGGTCCGCACCCGCTGGCGGTATTCGACCGTCCGCTGGGACTCTTTGATTTTCAGCTCGCCCCTGGCCAGCATCTTGGCGGTCCATGGAGCCGTCCGGAGCATATATACCGCCGCGCTGAACACAATGCCGGCATTATCCTTGTCGGCCGCGCAGATGTAGACCTCAGCGTTCAGCTCACCGTCAGCAAACAAATGGTAGATACCCAGGGCGGCCGCCAGCTCGCTCTTTCCGTTTTTCTTGGGGATCTCCAGATACAGGTACCAATACTTCCGCAGCCGCTCCCCGGTATCCTCATCGGTTTCCATGGAGCCGTAGAAGTCCATGATGGCGGAGCGCTGCCACTCGTACAGGGAAAACAGCTTGCCGGTGTCCGTGGTGGGCAGGCGCTCCACGAAGTCGCAGACAAAGCGGCCAGCGGCCTCGTCGAAGTAATCACAGGATCGTGCGGACATTGTCAGCATCCCATGGCGGCCGACTGTCTGGCCCGCAGCGTCCTGGTGAATTCGTCCGCGTCATCCTCCGGAGCGGCTCCGGCCGCATTGACCACCGCCGTAGGCACCACGATCCTGCACCGGCTGGTAACGGACAGCCCCATGGACTCCGCACACTGACGGGCCTGCTTGAAATAGGAGGACTGGATGCCGGACCATTCCTTGGCCAGCTTCTCGTCCTTATCCCGGATGGCCTTGGCGGCCAGCTTGTCGGCGTGGAGCCAGCGCTCCCGGCAGACAAAGTATTGAGCCAGGACATCCCGGTCAAGCTCTGCATAAAGTCCGGCAGTCCGCAGGATCTCGCCGATCTCGCGGAATTCATTGTGATGCTTCTTTGGCAGCCACTTGGGCGGCACCGCTTTATCAGGGGGAGGTACGTGGACTTCCTGATCCCGGCGCGCATCCTCCTCCGCCTGGGTCATGTGTTTCAGCCCCTTGGCTTTCACGATGTCGGTTGGCTGACGTTTACCTGGCATGAGTGCCGCCTCCTTCCTGCGGTTTCGGTACCGGATGGACAAAGCCCGCAGGCCTCTCGCCCGCATACCCACAGTGTCGTGGATCGTTCAGGCAGGCCTTCTCACAGGTCCCATACTCCATGCATGACTGGCAGCAGATGCCACGCCCGGTCTCGCAATATTTCTCGCTGCCTTTCAACAGGCACTGCAT